TCTAGCTGCCCAAATATCTACATCAAGTGTGGTCTGAGATTTTATACTAGACAAAACCTCAGACTCCTTTTGTTTGAATTCCTTTTTTAACTTAGCAGCCTGTGCTTCGTCAACTCTTATTCCTTTCCTTCTTGTCTCAATCAATATAGGTAATAGTTCCATTTCCATTTCCCACACATCATTTAAACTTTGTTTAGAGATTTCTGTTTTAAATCTTTCCCATAAACGTAAAGTAAGACCTGCATCTTGTTCAGCATAAAACCCAACATAACCTGCAGGCAATCTCCATAGATCAGCTTTAGGATCTATACCCCACTCCTTCGCTTTTTCATTTAAAAATGTTTCATTTTTTATTTCACCAAGATAATCTTTGGCACATGCGTTCAAACTAAAACTAAATCTGTTTTCGTTTATTAAAGCTGCAGCAATCATAGTATCAACTATTTGTCCACGTATCTCAAAACCATTTACTAATAACCAACCAACATCATAACTTGCATTATGAAATATTTTTGTAGCTGGTAATTTTAAAATGTCCTGAAACCATGCGCAGGTTATAGATAAGTCCATGTTACCACCTGCATCGTGTTGTATTGGAAAATACCACTGTTGACCAAGTGCTGCCACTGCAAAACCTACAATACCTCCATCAAACGTTGCCCAACCTGCACCTTTTGTTTTGATGTTTGGATCTTTTGTCTCCAGGTCAATTGCTATTTCTTTGGCTTGAGATAAATCAGGATATTCTGCAGGAGCTATCCAATCACTGTCGTTGTAAATAAAATTAAGTTGATGGGTCATTGTTTTTTCTTACTAAAATTAGTATCCTCTATTACTTTCATTGTTTTTATTGGAAGTCCCAAATGGAAAATATAACATTCAGCACAATAGTAATCATATTTGTGTATCACTACTGCTTGAACTTGGTTGCATTTTTCACAGTAAATGATTTCTTTCTTTTTTTGTACCATGAAGTGTCCCTCCCGTTTTCTTTACACCACTCATAATGATTTTTTAAAAGTTTTTCTGATAGTCTTTTATCCTCTAGCATTTGATGAATCCATTAATAAATTTCCTGAAACAGTTATTCGTATACCATCACTATAAAATGGCCAAACAACATGATTTAAACTAGATTTAAAAATTAAACCAGTCCTTTCCCATTTTTTATCAACATCTAAAGTCAATTGATTAATTCCACCTTCTTTGTTTTGATCTAAATAATAAAAACATAATTTACCTGCTTTGTCACCATTTGATTTCTTTCCAGGTGAAATTAAAGATTGTTCTTCACTCGTGTAAGGTATTTTTAAAAATATAATAAAACTAAATACGCCACTATGATTATGAAAAGGATTAAATTCATATTTTTTTTGATGATTAACCCATAAATCACTTAACGTAAGAGGTAGCCCTTTTGGATGTAATAAATGTAAATCTTTAAAATAATCCATTAAAGGTTTAATTTTGTAAAGTTCTTCTAAAATAAATGGTTGTATCTCACCTGAATATTTTTTTAAATTAAATTCGTTTTCTAAATTACCTGCTAACCTGTGATTATTATCAGAAGATTTATCTTCTGAATACGTCATTAGTTTATTATATATTTCGTCTGAAACGTTGAATTGATGTATCATTTCTTTTTTTCTTCTTTGAGGTGTTCAATTTCTAAATCACAATAATGTTTTATTTTATTAAGATCCTCAATTGATTTACCTTTAAATAAATATCTACAAACGTATTTAATTACGTTTGCTTGAAAAGGATTCAAACCATTCTTTCTAATAAAAGTCCATGGTTGAATGAGAAAGTGTTTATAGTGAGATCCACCTACCTGCGTATCTTGAGGGAAGGCTTCATCAAACATATTTTTATCTGCCATATTATACTCCACATAGGCCCTCACACTCTTGATTAAAGAGATCTGGCCCATCATCGTTTTTAAATTTAACTTCGTCTAAAGGTACACAAGATCTGTGCACAAAGTTTTTTACTTTAGGATTATGCATTCGCATCTTTTTATCAAATTCTACAGCACTTGCAAATTCTTCTGGTCTATTGTTTCTCATATCAATCCAAAAATTATCATCATGAAATGGACAACCAATACAAGCAGATTTGACAGGAATTTTAAAACCTTTACCTTCATACCACTTAAGACAATCTTGCCTAGACATTTTCTTTTCTATAAGTGGCCATCTGTTTTCTTGCCACCAAAATCTAGAGGGTTTCATTCTCATAACTTCGTCAGTTGATATTCCAACCCATACTTCAATGTGTTTATCTTTTGGAAATCTTTGTCTTGGTTTAAGTCCAAATATCTCTCTTATCTTTTTTGCAATTGGAGTAATCTTATATTCTCTTGTACATTGTCTACGGCCCATTCCTTTTTTACCTTGTTCGTTTAAAGTATAAAATGGTGCAGAGGCAAATTGATTGCCGCCTGGAGACAAAGCTTTTATGATATCATCTTGTATATTACCTTTTTTTACAATGTGTATTGGGTAACTTATTACACTCTTCAAATATTCTAAATGTTGTATGACAGGTTTAGGTTCCCAACCTGTATCTGCAAATACGGCTGCATCAGGTTTCACACCAAACTCTCCTGCATCTGCCATCAAAGCCATTGTTGAGCTTTGCACACCAGCTCCTAAAGATAAAATTCTTAATGATGGGTTTTGTTTCATAATTTAAATGGTTGTAACGCTTTTAATTTTTCTTCTGCGTTTGCAATCTTTTCTATTAATTTATCTGCCTCATCTATGTGTTGTGGATGTTCTCCTATAGCCACTGGTTTTTCTAAATAAATTTTAAGAGTTGCTTCCGCTTCAGATATCTGAGCATTATATCTATCTTCTAAAGCTTCTATAATTAATTTTCTAAACATAATTAGCCTCGTATTGTTTAAAATACTTTCCCAATGGA